GTCGGTATTTCTCCACTCGGTTGTGGGGGGAACACACGGGTGCGCTGCCATAAGTCACTGGCCTCTTCCGCAGTTATCGCTGTATATGTTGCTGCGGGGAGATTGTTCAACCATGCCTCCGCTTTTTCTAAGTACAGACCCGCAGGGGTTCCTTTCATATAAGTAGTCAAATCATCTCTTATTTTTTCGTTTATAAGGATGGAGAAGTGACCGAGTAGTGCCTCTTTCTGTTCCTTGTCTTCAAGGGTCGGAGGCTCCCCCTCGCCCATCTCCATCAGACGCTTCACAGACTCTGGATGTACGCCTATCTGCCTCATCGCCAGCTCATTCAACGCCCTTGACGTAAACTTATTGGTCACGCTTCCTATGATAGGTGAAAGGCCGAGCTGTATCTTTGAAAACGCCGCTTGCCCAGCGGTGTAGGCTTTGTCAATACCTGCGAGCGTTGCATCTAAGTAGTCTTTGTTTTCCCCTTTTCCCGTCTTCTCGTCCGCTTTGACACCCTGTCCATAATGCTCCTTCGCTAAGGTCTTCGCTCTTGTATAAGCCAGAAGCATTTCTGCCTGATTTCCCGTTCCTCCCATTTTTAAGAAAATTGTGGGGTTAGCGGCTTCAAATACTTGAAATGACGATTTAGCAGCCCCTACAGCCCCCGCACCGAGCTTCTGTTGAAGCAGTTGGTCCCCTCTCGCACGGAAGTTTTTCTCTGCAATGAATGCTGTCCTATTTTTGAGAACCATATCGTAAGGGGTTTCGAGGTTTGTATCGGGGTTGCCATCGCCATTAAGTTCTTCCACGCCTATATCAAGAAGCTCTTTTATGGCCTTGTTTAATTCCTTCGATGGCATACGTAGGTCAAGTAAATTCAGCCTCTCAGATATTTGCCATAAGATTTTTTGTGAGTCCCGGTGCTGACTCGCCTCCCGCTTTGCCATAGAGCCGCCACCCCTCTTCGCTTCCTGCTCGGCGGCTGCAAAAATCTTTGACTCCAGCTTTTCAATTTCGGATCTGAAGGTGTACCCGTAGGCCTTTTTATTAGCTCTATCCACGCCGTATGGATTGTTATCTATATCCTCTTGACTCTTGTCATACGCCGTACCGCCCTCTGTGGTCATAAGAGAAAATACACCAAGGAGTTCTTCGGCCTCGTCAAACTCGCCCCCTCTAATGAGGGTGTCTACTTGATCTTCAAGAGACTTAATGACAATGGCGTTCCATGCCCCCCGGCCAAGGGATGTGCCCTTCTTAATTAGCCCCGCTTTATGGGCACTGGCACGTATTTCCTCATAGAGTTTAGTTAGCTTCTTGGCTTTTCTTAGAATGGAAGCATCCCCATGTTCCTTAATCAGGCGAGTCTTCTCGGCCTTTAATGCGTCTTTCTCTTTTCCTAACGCAACCCGCTTGTTTAAGAGTTCCTTCCTTCCAGCAGCGACTTCTCGTGATGATAAGGCGTGAGTTCTGGGTGTTGGCTGCGCTTCCCCAGACAGAGGACTAAGAAGTCGGGCCGTCTCTGCCTTAGCCTCTTCATACGGGGTGAGTGGAGGGTCTTCATTCCATGCATAACTCATCGCCGCCCACTGTGCATCAAGATCCGCAAGCTCACGTTCCTTCTCTACAATAGAAGCCTCACCCTTACTCCACGTAGTAAGATAGGGTGTCGTATCGTCCCCCGCTTTAATACCTGCGAGAAGTGCGGTGAGGGCATCTTGTGTCTTGTTTACTTGGTCCGCATATTCGGCCTTCCTCCGGGTCGAGTAAGCCTCTTGAGTGAACCGTGCGTTCATCTCAATTAACTGCTCCCCAAAGGAATTGGAGAACGCAGGAGATATTTCATTACCATAGAGCTTGAGAGTCTCCCCCTTGACTCTCTCGGCAACAGCGGAGGCAGATTCGGTGTAGTCTGTATCAGCAAACCTACTCAGTGCAGCATCAAGACCTTGTTTGTATTCGTTGAAGGCCTTCTTACCGAGTAAGTTGCTTACATGACGCAGCTTGAAAACGGAGTACCCCTCGGGTAAACCACCGTCTGCGTAAGCCTTCTTCAATGACTTAGCGAGAGTCTCCGAGTCCTGCTCTGCAACAATCCTCGCAGCCTCTGCTTGCTGCCTCTCCCTTTCAGGATCCTCTTGTATTCGGAGGTACTTCGTAAGTGAGGGAACCAAAGCCCCGAGGGCCTTACCTATATCATCGGCTGGGAGGACTGCGTCACCACCAACGAGGCCTGCACGGGAATAAGTTTCCCCTACCTGCTGGGTCGGTTGTACTTGGAAGTATGGTTTGAATGGTGGCATCTACGTATGAATCCCTAAGTTTACCCCGGTGGAGCCCAGTAAGATGTTTCCGTTTCCCCGCGAGGTGGCGTTAAAAAGGGCTGTTTCAGGAGATACCGCAGATACATTACCCAGAGTCTCGCCCAACCCAGCGGCCTTTGCTCCCACGTAAGCATTCATGGCAGATGTGGCAACATTGATAAGCAACATGCCTATACTTGGTTGTGGCACATCCGGCTTCCACGCAGATAGGATGTTATGCGCTGTCCCCGCCGAATCCATAGACAACGTATTCATCCCACTCGCTATTTCCATTGCCTCCTGACGGTGAATAGCGGCCATTGCCCTGCCCTCTGCTTGGTGGGAAGCCTGCTGTGTTTGCCTTACGGACCTCCCCATTGTGGTATCCCCACGGAGAACAGCATTCGCTGCGACGTTCTCGTCAGCATCTCGGTGTAGCTGATTCATTTTCTGGGAGAACGCCTCCGACTGCTGAAGGAACCTCTGGTAAATCTGTCCAGACTTGTTCGCAAAAGATTCAAGTGCGATCTGACGGTTTCTCTCGAAAGCCGCACGTTGTGCTTTATTCTGGGCCGAAGCCGCTTGACTTTGCTGGACAAAACCAGCCACAGCCTGTACGCCCCCCAAAACCGCCATTGATGTAGGTTCACACATTCTTAATCTTGGCAAACTCGTAAAACGGCTTGCCCTCCTCTCCATACTTAGGGACCTCTCGAAGGAACGAGAAGCCTAACCACCTTAGCCACCTTATGTGAAGACTGTTGCGCTTGTCCACGCAATTCCACAGCAAGGTGAAGGGGTCAAACACAGTAGATAGATAGTCCTTTGAGTGGGATATAAAAGCTCTCTTGTTGCTTATGATGTCGTTCGTGCCAGCCAACCACACCGCACCTACGTGTGCGTGGGTAGGTTCAGGAACAGCACCAAAGATACAGGAAGGCTTGTCATTTATCATCCCCACATAAGGAACAAGGCTCACCTCCATTCCATAACTAAGTGCATCCTCTGGGTGAACATCAGACCCAAGGACTGCCCTCATCTCTGCTTTGTCAGCGGCCCTGAGATTGCTTGCAATATAAGGTATGTCATCATAATCGGCCACTCGAATATGTACGCTCTTGTTCATGCCTGTGTTCTCCCCGCACGAATATGGAAGAGAACCTCAAACTCTGCACTCAGTAAGTTTGATGGGAGCGGGGAATCGTTAGACACCGTAAGGACAACCTCGTCATTCTTTGAGTTGACGGGGAAGCTAAACGTGCCCGATTCCAGCGGGACCTCCCCCACAGTCAAAGTTCCACCACCAAGAATCTGAGCGTTGTACTTGTACGTGTACGCCGTCCGATTGAGGGGAGTAACACTCACTTTGAAGAAAGAAGTTTTATTGAAACTGAAGGAGCCCCTACGTATCTGTAGTCTCCCTTTATTTATTGCATTACGTGCGCCTGTGTCCTGCCACCCGTAGTTTCCAGCAGCACCCTCATGGATGTACTGGTCTGGAATTGTAATCTCCATGGTGTAGGCCTCTCCGACCCAACACGCTACGCCCTCCTGATTGCCGAGGACTTCAATGGACCCTGAGTCCTTAGAAGTAACTGTAAGCATGTGACCGTCAGTTGTTATTACCTCCATGGGCTCTGTCCCAGCCATCGGGTAACAGGTGAAGGTGGTGGTTCCTGTTGATGCGGAGTAAGTTCCACCAGCAGGGGTCACAGCAATGCGCCTGTCAAGTGTGGTCACGTAGCTTGATCCTACGTCCACTCTCCCTGACTTGAAACCTATCATATCTACAAACCAACCAGAGCTTCGCTTGCTTATGATGTACAAGTTGTTGTCATAGAAATGGAGGGAACGAACATCTGCCCCATGGAAAGAGAACTCACACCAAGCAGCCTGTATTCTCTGGCCGTTTCGTGAGTACGTTTTGAATAAATGTACGGTTGAATTATCGCCTGAAGCTGCTGTTCCTAAGACGGCCAGTACACCTTCGCGCTCCAAAGCTGCCATGTCCTGAATGGGACCACGGATGTAGTAAGGAACGTGAGCTGTTATTTCCTCTTCCACGAGGAGGTTCTGCACTTCACGTGACGCTCCATATTCAAACATCCCTATGTAATCACCGCGAGTGAATGGAAGATATAGACGGGTTCCCATTGCAGCAGGAGAGATGCTGTTATCTACCGTAAGCTGGCTACCTACCATGAACTCGGCAGATTGAGCGGAAAAAGGTTCATTACCTCCCGCACCAAGAACCAACTGGAGGCTTCTACCTGAACAGTAGAGGACATCCCCGAAAGGAAAGGCAACTTCTAATACAGATACGGTGGCGTGACTACTTGCTAAATCTATCGTAGCGGAGGCAAGGAGTTGAGTGACTGTGTTGAGAAAGAAGTTAAAGAACTCCCCCATCTCACTGAGTAGTACGTTCTCCCCCGACAGGAACACCAACCTGTTCTTAAAGAAGGAAACACCGTTAATGGTGTTTCCGATGAACGAGGGATCTTCGTTTGTCAGCGTGTCCCCGACCTCCCTTTGACCCCACGTAAAGTTGGGGTAGGGAGAGACTCGCTTTAGCGTCCCATAGGAGTCGAAACCCGCTGTCCTTGTAATGTCGGTAATCTTATCGCTGGGGTCCAAGCCTTCATCAGAATACAGGTTAATGACTTGCTGCCCAGCCGTGTTGGATACGTGCTTTGCGTAGTAAGTGGTGAAGGTTGATACACTAAAATCGTTGGTAACAGAAGAGAACCATACTGGATCCCCATCAGCTAATAGAAACACGGAGGAGGCCGCGGGGGAGGTATCCCCCGCAACAGCGATGGTGACTTCATCGTCTGTTTCGTGTACACCAATCACTTCATTACTCATCTCTCCCGCTTCAATACACTCAAAGGACCCGTCAGCTCCTCGAATTAGAAGGTGGGGCATTGTTGACGGTTCAATCTGGAACTCAATCCCAGCCTTGGCTACTTCCTTCCAATGCCCAGAAGATATTTGCCCAGCCGTATCATCGGCAACAAACTGAACGTAGTAGTCATCCACCCCCGTCCCCGGCTCGTTGCTGACCTTAAGACGGAAACCGTCCTTGGCGTGGCTTGGAAGTTCTGCGAATGTGTCCGATGTATCCTTGTACACAGATACAAGAGAGTTCCCGGCAGAATCCGTAACTGTCAGGTCAAAGTCTTCCCCGTCCAAGGTGCTGACGAGGAGAATGTTACCCGAGTTTTCTCCCGACCCCCCCTCCATCCCGGTAAGCTGTATATTCTCAAAACCAGTGAGGACGCTGTTCGTCCCAACAGACCACAATTCCACATCAGCCCCTGCCGCTAAGGCCGAGCTGTTATGAAACCTAATCAACCCCGGAATAAGGTTATTCCCCGGACCCGTGTAAGTTGGATCGTGTGGGAGTAACCCGAGCTGACAAGACGTAGGCGTCACGTTATGTACGTAAAAACGGGACGCAGGCGTGGCAGTAACAATTGGCCCTAAAGCCAGCCCCACTGTCATAAGGGGACCGAACGTCGGCCACGTTTGAGTTCCAGTTCCGTCCAGCTTAAAGTATACGGCTTCACCATTTTGGAGGCCCGTAAAGCTTCCAGTGATTTTACCATACGTGTCAAAACCAACCGCATCTTCCTCTTGAACGTCATCGCCCATTATTTTCGCATAAATGGCAGCAGTTAATGCTTGGGTCGAGGCACTGGTCTCGCTTGTTGGAGTCGTGGAGACACCATTAAATGTCACCACAACCGCTTCATCTACCGTGCTTGCGAGTGAGCCCCTCACAAACATCAAAGCCATTGGTGAAGGTTCTTGAGAGGTCGTCGCATCCATCTCAACTGTTTTAGAAGTGTTGACGATGTATGTTACATCTGCAATCGTTTGGAACTTATAATTCCCTGCCGCGCTGCTTAAATACTCGTAAGCGGAACGGCTAAGTTTGACAGACTTTTCCTCCAACGCACCGTCTGCCAAATCCCAAACACGTAACCGCCTGCCCTGTGTATCGTCGGGGTTAACAGCAACTACGTACCGCTCATCTTCTGAGCGATCAATGAAGTGAAACTCTGGAGTGTCCCCGTCCCAGTTACTGCCCACATCCATCTCACCGTAATGCTCAGTGGGGGGCCTCTTCTGGAGCCCCTCAACCAGACTCGGCCAAGCATTGCCCATGGAGGATAACTGTGTCTTGTGCTTGATAGTGTCTGGCTGCTGAGAAACACCACCAGCCAGAGAAGGAATAGAATAGGAAACAAGGCTCACAGTACGTTAGGCCTCCCCTGCCTGTTAATGACACGGTACACATCCCAGCTATCAAAGATGGAATGGTCTGCCATTTGAGAGTCCCAATTCTGGGCGGCTGTAAGGGCCTGAAACTCTTGCATCATGTTGAAGGAGTGCTGATCCCCCGACCCCACCGACCTGTCACAGAAAAGCCTCCCGGCCCTCATCGTGATGTAGTGCCTCATTATTTGAGGGACCTCGTCCCATCCCAGACCGTACACCACCGTTGCCTCAACGGCCTGACTAAACTCATAGGTGTGGCCTGTCTTGTCGTACAGCTTGCCGCCCCGCTGAACAACATCAATGGCTGCGCCTGCCTTTGTGGTGATGCTACGAGACTCCTTCGGCTCAACATCAATACGTAGGACGTTGTTAGCTATGAGGATCTCTTTAGTGGTTGCATCGGGGGTTAGCTTTACGAGGTACTCTCGGTTGAAGTGCCACCCCACGGACTGCACCTCTCTGTCTACCTCATCCAATGTGGACTGAGCCATGGCAGTGTCTGCCGATGTAGACCCAGTGAGTGAGTTCACGGGGGAGGCCCCGATGATTGCCAACATGATGTTGACGGCTTCAAGCCGAGAGGTGAGGTTCATGTATTATCCCGCAAAAAATAGGGGAGGAGAATATAAACCCTCCTCCCCATTAACCAACCTGCTTAAGGCTTAACCCGAAGCTCCGCTAATGAGAGCAACACACTCAGGACGCAAGCCACCGTGGCCCACGGCCATCTTTGCGACCATGAGATCACCTTGATGGCGAATCTGATATTCAGATTCCATGGTGATGTCACGCAACTTAACAGTACCAACAGCCTCTGGATGCCAGCACAGGGCACCGACCAGCTCGTTGTCGGCCTGATAATCGTTGTTCTCACCGGGGTTCTGAGCAACACCAGCACCTGATTCAGCTCCAGTTGCGTCATACAGGGTATCTGTACTCGGCAAATGCGGAGTCTTCACAACGGTCATACCTGCCGCCTTCAGGACAAAGCCTTCAGCGAAATCGCCATTACCTGCGTTGGAGTAGTCACGGTGCAGCAGGGCTGTTCCGTTACCACTGGCCGTGTCTTTGACAAGATCGTAATAGGTACTCGGGCGAACGAACACGTAGCGTTCGTCTTCGGGCACGTACTTCTCGTCAAAAGACTGAGCCGCATAGTAGATGGATGACAACCACTGTGCTGAAGTTGCCTCCGCTACCGTTGCTGTAGCAGTGGAGGGGGTTGCGGCTACATGGCCGAGGCCGATAAGCGTAGAAGCAGTGTATGGATCAGTAGCACCTGTATTGGCCCTTGCCGAAACAATCGCAGACTTCAATACATTGATGTCAAACTCGTGCGCCAACGCACGGCCCAGTTCACGAGAGAAGGGGCCTCGGTAATCATAATGCGACTTTGCCTCATCAAGCTGATCAATGAAGCAAGAAGAGATGAGCAAGTCATCAATCTTGATTATCTTCTCTGATGCCTTGAGCTGGCCCAACAGTGCGCTGGTGGTAGCAGCCGTGGCCTCTCCCGTACCTACGGGTTGGGCGTTCTCAGTGAGAATGTCTGTCCCCGGCTTATAGCGTCGAGCCGTTGTGCGTCCAGTGAATGGAAATTGGGCAGACTTGCCACTTGAAATCGAGCGAACCCGATGTTTATCCATCGTCACATTGTATTTAGCAAAGGCGGTAAAGACCTCGCCCCCGAATACACGCAAGAATAGGGCATTTTGGTCTGCCCATGTTGAGTCCCACGAGCCACCGCCCGTGTCCTGTCCACCAAAAGAAATATTTGTAAGTGCCATTTTATACGGCTCCTTTATAAAAGTTAACGATCTATACCGTGGTTCGCTTTACCTCGGAATGCGTTATCTCTCGTAAGAGGCACATATGGCGTGGCTCGCCGCTTTGAATATACCCCAACAACCCTACAAGTTGTGGGAATTTTCCATCTTTTTCATGACCTCTCGCCTGTAGGAGGGGTCTGTATCATACCGTGGATCACTCATCGCCTTCACAAGTTGGGGAACAGAGTCATAAGACCCCTCACCACTCGACGCTGTTGATCCTGAAACAAGCGTTGGCTCCGTGCCTTCAGAAGCAACGTATCGCCCCTGTAAACCCTTCACCGCAGCCATGACTGTGTTCTGCTCACCGCTCGATACGGCCTGATTAAACGCCTCGATCTCTGAATGGCTGTATGATTCCTTGGCCCATTCAATCATCGTGTTGTACTTCTCTTCCCCGCCAACAACTTGAAGCACCGACGAGGTCTGCTGGTCTTGAAGAGCAGACACGCCTGCTGCGTACTGGCCCACGAGTTCCTTCGACACGCCCATCTTCTCAAGCTCTGCGTAGTCTGACTCAGTGAGCCCCTCGGTGTAGAACTTATCAGAGTAAGTCTTGAGGGTATCCTTGGTCAGCGTCAGCTCTGGGGGAGTTTCTTCGCCCTCACCCGTAGCTTCACTCGTGTCCTCACTAACCTCTGCCGACCCCAGCTTACGCTCAAGCTCTCCATACGCCTTCGCCATATCGGACGGGGATTGGAACTTCTCCGGTAGCCATTCGGGCCTCGCCTGTTCTGAGGCATCTGTTGCTGCCTCATCTGATGTCATCTCAAATCGTTCAACCATTCAACTATGCCTCCTCTGGTGGTAGTTCTTCTTCCGCTGCTGCTGCGGACTGTTGGGCTAAACCTTTAACTGCCCCGCCAGTTGCCGCTGTTGCCATTCCGGGGACAGTGGCCTGCATCATAGCCGCCTGCTGCGCCTGTTGTGCTTCTTCGGCCAGTTCCTGCTCAGTCTTAACAAGCCCAGCAGTGTCTATAGATAAGGAAGCCGCTCTCCTACGTAGGTACTCTGACCAGTTAACGTGGGCAGCACCCTCTGGCCCCATGATTTGGAGGAGCCCACCAACGAAGGTGTCCAATCTATTGAGGTCCATTGTTCGTCCGAGTCCATCCACGCCTGTGGTGACGGCAGGGCTGACGTACTTCTCGGGGACCCTCGGGAGCCTCCCGCTTTTCGTCATTCGATCCATGAGCCTGTTCACCAGAGGGAGCTGGAACTCTTGGGCCAGCACAGAGTAGAGCCCACCAAGGGATCTCTCCACGGCCTGAGATACAACCCTGACCTCCTCTGCTGTGACGCGCTCCGCTTGCCTGATCGCACCCTCAGTCAACATAAAGGCAAAGTTAAGCCTCTCAGAGATGATGTTCATCGTCTCCAGTGTCACCCGGAAGTCGTTGAACTTGTTCATCTGAAGCACTGTGACATCTGATGCCATCCCTGAAATGATCTCACCGTTCTCTGAACGGGCTATGTCACGTGGACGGGTTGCGCCGTTGGGAGAACACATGAACAGGACCTTAGCCGCTGCTGCGGAGCCTTCCACGATGGCACGACTGAGGCCTTCAAGGCTGTTCAAGTCTCCGTAATACTCTTCTACATAGCTCCTGCCATAGGCAGAGCCTTGTTCAGAAATAAAGCGGAGAGCCAGAAAGGGGCTTCTGGCAGCAGCATGAGTGCCCTCAGAGCCGGGGATAACCTTATCAAGTATCTCTTGATGTACATGGATCTTGCCCCCTTCCCACTTTGCATGCGTATAAAGCTCACAGGTTTCCTTCTCAGACGTATTGCCGTAGGACTCCACCAACTCCTTAACCTTGGGAGGCAATGCGTCCGGGGCAACGTCCTCCTTCGTAATGGCCTTAATGAGATTACCCATGGGGTCCCGCTCCACCACGTAGCGGTCGAGCCGGAACACCCTCATTCCACCCTTCTCGGGGATATGAAGCAGTGCGTTGCCCGTCACGATGAGTTGCTTAAGGGCCTCAGACAGCCCAACACGGAAGGAGTTGACCTCGATCTCCTTCATGACAGCTCTCTCGATGGAGGCAAGTGCCCCATCAAGTTCTGCCTTCGCCCCCGGAACCTGTGCCACCTCCATCACAGCCGCCTCATCCAAAACCAGACGGAAGAATGGCTGGTTGGGTGGGAGGAGGGAAAGAAGCAGGGCAGAGGAGAGGTTAGTTACTCCCCTCGCACCCACGCTCTGATGTGGTGTCCTAAAGACGGACGAAGAATTAGACCCAGCCTCCGGTAGAAGGGACGGGATGGTGAGCTTTGCACAGTCCCTGCCTCGGTTTATGTAGGAGTGCCTGCCCTCTTCCAGCTTGGCGTATTCGCTTTTAGCGGTCATTTCGGGGTATTAAGACCTGTGGTCCGGGATATTGTTAAGTTCTTTTTCCCCTGCCTTCGGTATCTATCAGCCTTTGAAACCCCCGAGGCCTTCTTATTCTGGAGCCTCCCCGCAGACTTCACTGGAGGTGGTGCTGGAATAATTGGAGGAGGAATGATGGGCGGGTCTGGAACCTTGGGTGCAGAAAAAATACACATCGTTTATCCTAACCTCTCTTCTTGTTGCTTCCGGTAGTGCGTCAACAGTATCTCAACAACACTCCGCTGTCCCATCCTATACCATATATTACGGTCAGGTTCTTCAAAATCGGGGTATTGTACAGGGAATATCTCATCAAGGTGGGACAATAATGCGTCATCAATCGGTGGCATGTCCCTGTCAGATGGCTTACTCATTGTAAGGGGACCTCCACATTGTGACCTCTTTCGTGTCATGGTTGTACTCACCGGGATGCAGTATATGAGCAAGACGGGCCTGTTGGAGGGCATCCTCCTCAGTTAGCCCGGCCTTCTCAAACCTCCCAACAACGGCAGGCCACATCTCCTCAAGGGTCAGTTCAAAAAGAATCTTCGCCGCCCCTACTTTGCCTACTTTTG